TACTGTTTCTAAAACAAGTGCACGATGTCCATAACGATTACCAAAAAAGGTATCCGCAAAGAACCTAAAGAATGCAGTCATTGACCGCGCTACAAAATCAGATATTTTTTGGTGTGTCATTCCTAGTTCCAACAAGCTTGGACTTGTATTTATTACTAAAAGAACATAAAACAGTATGACTTTTTTCTATGATAAAGATTATGTGTGTTCATATGTAAGTGGAGCTCGGAACAGGAGTCGAACCTGCGACCTGCTGATTACAAGTCAGCTGCTCTACCAACTGAGCTATCCGAGCGTGTTCTTACGTTTCTTACGCTTTTCTGTAAGGGTACGTACTATGTATATGCGTGTGAACGCAATAACTGAAATACCAGCGGTTAAAGTTGTAGATAAAAATACCGGATCAGTATTTTTCCATTGAACAATAACCAACCAAGTGAAGAATATGTTAAGAGGATAGTTTATAAGAGTGCCCAAAGACACATGTATTAGCGTTTCTCTCGCTATCTCTTTGTCATAATACTTCATAATTAAAGACGGTTCCCTGAGCCAAATAAGTCATAATGTAACTACAGTTTCAATTCGAATCATATCTTAGGGCAAAGACATTATGATTCAGGGAACCGAAGAGGTTTACTTCTTAGACGCTTTCGACTTAGAAGTTTGTGCTTCCTTTGCGGACTCTTCAGCGAATGCCTTTGCGACATTCTCATATAGAGCAACAACACTGACTGCTTGGTCACGTAATTGACCGATAGTAGTGAGTTCTTCACCTTTGAACCCGCCACGAGTGACGACGGTATCTACTACCGCAACACATGAACGTGCAACACGATTCGCTAGGTCATTTAAATTCTTCTGATCTTCAGTCATTTTTTGCTCCGTAAGTAGATGACTTTTCAAGTGCAATAAAGTATTGCGTTTCTGAAGTGATTGATTTGAAGTGAGAAATAAACTTCGTAGATGCAGATACTTCGTAGTCTTCACCCAACAACTTCATGTTAGATACTCCCATAATAAAGTTAAAGTCAGCACCTTCGGGGAAACTGCCCTCAACCAATACAGAGAATGAGTTAGACGTGGAATCGTTTGTGTCGACTACTGTGATTTCAATCGAGTTTCCGTTTGGACGGATAGAGATATTATCGTAACCGAGCGCAGATGATGCACGTTTGATCTTACTTAGGGTTTCATTAGTAAGCAAGAATTTGACTTCACACTCAGGCATGACGATATCTTTCTTAGGTGCAGAGAGCATCTCAGGGTCAGAGTAGAAGTATTTCACCGATGATAAACCACTGCCGTCAGATACGGTACAGAAGCTTTCACCGAAAGTAATTGATGGACGATCCACCAAAGACAACACAGACAAGAACTCAGAGAGATCATAGATGCCGAACGTATTCGGAAAACTCTCATCGATCTCAGCACGAGAAACGATGTTCTTTGCAATAGACATAGTCTTCAAGACGTTACCGCCATTGACTACGATATTTGGATTGATAGTCGAGAAGTTACGCAGTATCTCGACCGTGCGACTAGATAGTTCCATTGTTTCTTTCCTCAGTTAATATGGTGACCATTATATAACATTTGTGACCGTCTGTCAAGTGCTTTCTCTCATTCGACTAAAGTTTTTATCTTTGATGAATGTCAACTTGCGTTCGAAGTGAGCATCCTCAAGTTCAGTCTTGTGGGAGATAACAAAGACATTGGTGTCATCTTTCAAAGTATCGATAATCTTCATAAGGTTATCAACCCCTTCACCGTCCAACGAAGAGTCGAACGTCTCATCGAGTATCAACAAATTAGTCGATACTGAATTCTTCATCTTAGCAATCTGTCGCCATGTAAACAGCAGGGACAGATCGATACGTTGTTTCTCACCTTCGGAGAAAGAATCGTACGAGAACGTGTCGCGGTAACGTGACCGGATAGTCTCACTAAAACTATCGTCCAACTCAAAGTGGACAAAGAAATCTAGAATCTGCAAGTACTTGTTTGTCAATTCATTGATGACTGGTACATACTGCTTGATGATCTTGGTCTTGATTCCTGTATCACGAAGTAACTCACTTGCGATTCGATTGTACGCAGCCCTCTCGTTCAAGACAAACTTCTCATCTGTCCTTTCGTGTAATTCGGAATCTAGCGTCGTTAGATCTGTATTTGCCTGACCCATATCACCATGATTATCTGTCATTTCCTGTAGGTCATGCTGTATCTTACCAATAGACCGTTGCAAACGACTGATAGTATGATTGTTATTGTTTAGATTATTCTGGTCAGCAAGACAATCTGAGAGTTGATTTTCAAGACTCACAATCTCTTCTTGATATTTCCCTTGTTGTTCCTCTGCCTTATCCATTGCCTGCTTGAGTTCTTTCGCTTTGAGATGAGCACACTCTTTCTTATCATGTCTCAAATCTTCTGCGATGTCTTGGTCGCAAGTAGGACAGTGTTCATGGTTATCAAAGAACTTTGCCTCTTTGACTACCGCCTTGACTTGAGTCTTGAACTGAGCATAGTACTGATCTAGTTGTTGTTTACTAGAACGTACAATACCAAGACTCTCATTGATAGTAGGCAACAAAGTATTGACAGTCTCAGAGAGAGTCGCATTGACTGTGTTGAGTTCACTTATCTCTGTCTGTAGTTCTGATATCTCACTCTCTTTATCTTTACGATGCTGAGTGTTGATAGCAGTAAGGTCACGGATATACTTCTTCTGTGAGTTTATCTTAGTCTTGACTACCTCAATAGAATGAGTGTTGTTCTCGAGCTCGCCTTTGAGGAGAGAGGTCTTTTCCTTGAGTAACATGTTCATCTTGGAGAAAATGTTGATGTCAAGGAGGTCTTCTATCACGTCACGCCTAGATGTTGAGTTGAGTTGCATGAAGGGAATAAAAGACGACGAGCCGAGAACAACGATCTGGTGAAAACTCTTGTGAGACATCTGTAAGACGTTCTTCTCAAGAATCTCTTGATATTCACGTGCGTGTGAACTTTGGTTAATCATAGTACCGTCTTTGTAGATTTCAAACTTAGCAGGTTTGATTCCACGCACTACACGGTATAGTACACCATTTACTGTGAATGTAACTTCGGTGACACAAGCTTTGTTGTTGATAGTGTTAACCAACTGGTTCTTGGTGATCTTACGATGTGCCTTACCAAACAATGCAAACGATAACGCATCAAGCATAGTAGACTTACCGGCACCGTTCTCACCGACAATAAGGTTAGTCGGACTATCGAGAAAATTAATTTCGTTATAATAATCACCCGTCGAAAGAAAGTTCTTCCAACGTAGGGTTTCAAATTTAATCATGCAATCTCTACACTCTGTGCTTCAATCATTAATTCAGATACTACAGATTTGATTCGTTCTTTATCCAGATCTGTTTCGACTTCTTTGATATAATTATACACTAAAGTTTCGGTGTCGTCAATAGTTATATCAGCATCCGAGACATTTTCTCCACGAAATTCTCTGAAGTCCTCAGCAATCTTTAATTCATGGATTTTCTGTTGCTGGATTCTTTCAACGTATCGTTCAAACTTTTTGATATCAGAACGGTTGACCACGATCAACTTAACAAACTTGCCGTCTAAATGAGAGAGATCCTCAAAGTAGTTCACTGTATCTTCATCATAGTGAATCTTATGGAACAGGGCAACGGTATTGCGTACAGGAGTCATCTCGCGAGTATCGGTGTCATAGACGTGAAAGAACTTAGGATCGTGGGCATCGTTCCAAAAGAATTCCATCTGCGAACCTAGATAGGTAATATTACCTTTACTGGACTTGGTGTGAAAGTGTCCGGACAACACAGTCTCGAAGCGTTCTAGTGGCTTTGGATCCATACCACTGTGACAGACAATACCTTTGTCCATCTCAAACCCTGCAAGTTCGAAGTGACCGCCGATGACATCAGCACCACAGTTGTCTAAGAAGGTCAATATTTCTTTCTCATTCTCAGGACATATCCAAGGAACGAGTCCAAACTTGACACCGCCATAATCACGCACGATAGGGTCCATAAGGATATCCACTTCGTTAATGTAGTGACCCATCAACTCTTTCAGTGAGTTCAACTCGATAGTATTCTTGAAGTAAACGTCGTGGTTGCCTGGAATGATATCCATGTGAATATTATACTCACGGAGTTTATCCAAGAAGATTTGGCGGTTATGGTTTAACGCTTTGAGGTTGATAGTCTTACGGTTGTCATAGTAGTCACCCAGATGTAGAATCTGAGTAATACCATTTTCACGAAGATACGGAAAGAACACCTCACCATAGAAGCGTTCCTGATAGTCCATAAAGATATCCGAAGAATTACGACATCCGCAGTGGGTGTCGTTAAGTATTGCTATTTTCATAAATGACTCAACTCAATTTATATGACGACTATTATACTACAAAATAAGGTTTCTGTCAAGAGCCTTTATTCTAGATAGTCGGATAAATCTGAGTCAACATAAACAGCACGTTTCTTTCTCTTCTTCTCTTCTTTTGCGTATTCTTTGAATTCTGCATCTGCGCCTTTGACAAGATCGATACGCTGTCTCAAAGTATCAACGAAAGGAGAACTTTGTTGTTGGAAAGAACCACCTTCGTCATCACCCATGAAGGAACCTATATCTGCCTCAGCAATATACTTCATCTTGATGTCTTGTTGTTTCTTTTCCTTCTGTATCCTACGCAAGAATGCATACCATGATATCTGTGTGAAGTATGCGAAGGCGTTAGGTTTACCCGAACGGGTTGCCGCCTCGATATCATAATTCTCTATTGCCTTCAGACAGTTCTCTACCGCATCCATAACCATTTCTTCCCGATAGGTATAACGAACGAAGTTTGCTTTATGAGATAGTCCTTCTGCAATCTTTAAAAAACAAGTAGCAATATAATTAGTCACCACAGGATGTGGACTGCCTTGTTCTTTAGCCTCCATTACAGTTGTACAGTAATCAACAACTGCATTAGAGAAGTCCCGATTATTTACGTAATGTGGTTTTTCTTTTGGTTTCATATTATATTACTCGTTTAATTTAGTAGTTATTATACCAAATAAACACTCGTGTGTCAATTAGTTTCTACTACTCTCCGGCGTAAATCGCTAGATGAAAATCTGTGAGAGCGTTCATTGAAGTATAACTGTATACCTCTTTTCCTACATATGTCCTTTCCAGTAAAGTCTTTGTCCCTGTACTCTTCACCAAGTATTCGTAGGTCGATCTGATACATGGCCAAGATGTCTTCTAAGTCCTGTTCTGTCACATAGGGAATAATTTCGTCTACGTAACCTACGGCATTAAGTTGTGAGTATCTCTCTACAATAGTCTGCACTGGTGCGTTCTTGTAGTCACGATCTAAAGAAGGATTTACCTGTAACCCACATATCAAATAATCACAATGCGCTTTAGCATCTCTGAGCATGGCAACATGACCAGAATGAAGTAAGTCAAATGAAGAACAAGTAAACCCAACTACCATTACAATTTACTTCTTTGTTTGACCAACATGTCCCTGACTCTTTCATGAGTAACGTTTAACCCATAGAGTGTGCAAATATACGTGGTATATCGGTCGTAGTCCTGAGGCAGACCAAGAAGTTCTCTCTGCTTAATCTGAGTAGCGTATCCTTCAATTTCTGCCTTGAGACGATACTCATCATTGAACTGATACCAAATAAAGTGTGTACCGAAGGTTCTCCAGAACTGACGTACATGTACCTTTTCATGCTCTATCAAAGGAACGTTGTTCCTGTATCCTCGACGAACAAAAATAATGGGACCGAAGACAAATGCGGCAAATCTCTTCGGAATAAAGGTACTTATCGTTAAAATTATATAATATTTCATTTTGCCCTTGACAAAGGTTATTTTATGGTGTATAATCTAGCTTGTAGTCCAGAGGGAATATAAGCAACTAATTCATTAACATCCCATCTACATCTGAGTCGATTTCATCTTCTTTATTCATCTCATCCAACCAATCTTCTAAAGATCTGTCGTCTTCATGGAAATCATCTTCAAGTTTAACTTCAGAGTAATTCTCTTCCAAGTACCTCGCCATCTCATCTAAAGCAGTCCTATACTGTTCAACCATTTCCTTAGCGGGAATAGCAAGAGACATAATCTTGTCAGTAAAAAGTAGCATCACATTAATAGGAGTATCTTGATACACCATGTAAGTTTTAAAAGTAAAGAACTTCTCACCATTCTTCAACGTATTCTGCATCAAGCTCATTGCGTTATTAACAACAATATGCTCTGGGTCCTCATCCAGTACCTCACAGATAACTTCTTCACCCGTGATTAATTTCAAGTGTCTAACCGAAGAATCCTTCTTCATCATTATCATTTACTCTTATAGGTTTTAGGTCAATGGGATAGATTTTATATCTGAACCCTTCTTTAGTATATATCTTTATTCTTTCGGCGCTATGTTTCAAAGTAAAATTCTTATGAGATTTGACATGGAGATCGTCAGCGATATCAATAAGCTTAGTAGTCCGACCATCGTCAGACTGACGCAAGCCCCTGCCAATTGACTGGAGCACCTTAACTTGAGATTTCGACGGAGTCGCAAATACAATATTATGCAAATTGCGGATGTTGATGCCAGTGCTGAAAGTGCCAAGAGAGGCAACAATAATTGAGTCATTTTCTTTCTCTACAATACCACGTATCTGTTCACGGTCAGTAGCATCAACCTCACCTGAAACATAGAATACTTTTCTTCCTTCAGGTGCGAGATCTTTAATCATTTCATATAATACTTTACCGTGCTTCTCTACAAACTGAAACATAACCAAGGTATTACCTTTTTGATCCAATGCAATCTTACTTATAAACTTATTACGTGGTTCATATGTAACAATATAGTCGAGCTCTTCTTGGTAGGTTTTATCTTTCATCATATTACAAATATCATTATGATACCGTAATAACAATATTGAGATATCCAACTCCGCAAGCTGTTTGTTCTTCTGTAACTCCACGGTACGTGTCACCGTAAACGTCGGTCCAAATAAACCTTCTAGCACCAACTTGTTAGTCTCAGTACCATCCAGTGTCCCTGTGAGACCGAATCTATACTGTGCTTCTGTGCACTTGTCCATCATAGTAGACAATGACTTTGCTTTGAAAAGATGTACTTCATCTCCAAAGATAGTATTAAACTGTGAGAACCATTCTGGACCAAACTTGTAGATAGACTGCCACGTGGAGATTATGACACGTTTGTCAGTAACCTTTTCTTTACCGGAGTATATCTTATGGCAGAACTCTTCGGTGTCATAACCGTAGTCAGCAAAGTCTTTGTACATCTGCTCCACCAAAGAGGTAGTTGGGACAATGACCAATATCTTCCCTTCGGTCACCTCATAGCAGTACCTCAATAGATTGTATATGATGAATGACTTACCACTACCTGTAGGACTGAGTAACAGACAGCGTCTATTCTCGACCCCGTGTGCGATTGCTTTGTACTGATAGTCTCTAGGTTTGAACGGACTCTCCAGTAGAGACAAGAAGTCAATCAATGCTGGATGGTCTATGTCCTCTTTGAAAGAGGGTATCCCATAAACTTCATGTTCGAGTATTTCAAGTTGGTAAAAACGATCGGCACAAAATCTTCGTAGGTGCTGATACAATCCCACGTTCATTTGTTTTGAAACCATGTTGTACAGTTTCACCTTCCCGTCCCAGTGTCGAGATTTGAATGCCGGCATGAATTTATAGCCAGGCACGAAAAAAGAGAAGTATTCCCTCAACTCTTGTTCCTGTGCTGGATGAGCCTCTACCATAAAATGGGAGTGGTCTTTCATCCTGATTCGTATCTTGTTATCCACCGGCTTCGAACTTTCTCCAATCAATCATATTCTTAACTGTCTGGTGTCGCCACTTCAAAGTATCGACGATGTTACTTAGGGTTTCGATAAGTGTCTTATGATAGACGATCTTCTCTTCAGACTTTTGTATCTCAGGGTCTGAATCGTAGTAGTAGTCCATCTCACCCTTTAGCATACGGAGACCATTGAATGGATCTAAATCCCATCCACTAGCTAACACCTCTTCTTGAGACATCTTTCCGTTGTAGTATAAGAACTTTTGTTTGAGTAACGTCTTCTGGTTGTTTTCAGAACGTTTGAGTTGTAACTTGGCGAGTGCCAGATACTGTAAGTATTTTGCATGTAGTGAGGGAGTCTGTCGGGAGACTTCGTCCAATTGGTGCTGTGATATCTCACAGTCTTCACGCCACTCTTTGAGAATGGATTCTAAATCAATCATATAATAACCTTATTTCACTGTAACTATATAGTATAACACTAAGTCGTTATAAAGTCAATACAATCTTTCCAGTAATCTTCATCATGTCCTAGGACATAACTGAGGGTCATTCGATAACAGTCGGTTCTTGCGGCGTGATAAACCACATCACCAGATCCATATGCGCCAAAGTGTCCAGCCTTGAGATTCCACCCCTGTTCGTCTTGAATAGTAATGACCTCTTGGGTCTTTGGATCGACATATTTAAACCACCCATCTCCTCTTTCTGACCAAGTAAAGATGAGGTTATATGCGGAGGCGTTTGCATTGTTATGCCAACCGATAAATCCTTGGGGTGGATATAACGTGGAAAGGGCACTGTGTTGCACTCCCAGTTCTTCGGTCAAAGACGCATTTAAATTATGCCAAGTCTTTGCGTACTCTTCTGGGTGTGTACCCTTGTAGTGGTCGGGTTTGATAGGATAACATACTGACGTGGAGGCGGCACCATCATGCTTTTCTCCCATGTCAATGACTCTCCACATCTCATCTTCACCAGTGTAGTGATCTTCTTTACCTTTCATCTCCGGAAACATACAAGTGTTAGTATTCTCCGGTTGATAGAGTTCTCGATAGGTATAGCGGAAGTCTTCAAGAATGCTTAGTACTTCTGGATTCTTGATTTGAAACTTGGTTAAACTCATGACAGAACAAATTCACTAAATCTGAAAGTGGTATCAAAGTTGATATATGTAACATCGCCAGTGGTTGATGTTAATTCGATAGAACCCAACTGTGTCGGTATGCAGTTCTTGTAGAGAATCTGAGCACAGAAGTTGTTATGACTCGTAAGCACGATGACTCTAATGTCATGATAAGGGTCACCCTCACCGTAGACAGAACCCTCTAACCATTTTTGAACTTCTTTGTATGCAGTCATGTCCTCATCTAGAATGAGACTTAGATTGAGTTCACCGTAATTAATAGTGTCGCCAGGAACAGGTAGTCCCGTTATTCTAGGCACGGCGACCTCTACCGCAGAAACAGTCGAGCCTGGGTGTTGTACGGACTGCGCAAAAAATTCTAGGTTACCATAATTCTCGCGTTCGATTATTACACGAAATCCGGTAGGTTGTAAAAAGTTTTTGTTATCTGTGAGTGCCATAATGTATCCTCTGTATGCATCTTATTTATACAGGTTAATAAGCGCCTTCCTTGGCGATCTTACTCTATTCCTCTTCTGGTGAAGTTGCATCTGTGCCAGTCTTGTCTGCAACATCTTTAATCAAATTAGATGTTACATCCAACACACCTGCGGTCATACCAAAGACATCGGAACCGACACCTTTAATAACACCACCAGTACCGTCAATGGTTGCATCGACAGTTGAGCAAGCAGATAAAACTAATGCGAATGCAATTGCAATAAAACGCATAGTATTTTCCTGTTTTCTAGATTACTGGATGACCAGATTCCGAAAGCTTACCCATATAGGGCATCCCCCCACTGTTACTTTGTCCAGTTCGTGAACACACTTATTTATACGCATAAAAAAAGGGAGTCCGAAGACTCCCTAAAAACGACTAGTAAACTAGTTCTAATTTTTATATGTTACTTAGACTTACGATGTTACCATCAAGTTGTCTACGCGCATGATGCGGTAGTACGTGTTGATGCCCGCAGTAGCAGCGATGTTCTGCTCGCCTGCTGGAGATACGAATGGGTTTGCAGCCATTCCGTAACGAGTCTTGAAACCAATCTTAGGTTGGAAAGTATCTTCTGATACTGCCTTAACCATCTGTAGTGGTACGTATGGGCAATAGAATACACCGGCGTCATAAGCGTTTGCACCCTTATATCCGACAGTAATGTAATCGATTGATGCATATGGATCGATGTAAACTTTCATCTTACCGTTTAGAGTACCAGCAAAAGTATTACCAGTATCATCTACAGAAAGACCAGCGCCTACTTGATAGTCCAACTGACCAGAAGCAGCAAGTGCAGTAGCAACGTCTGAAGAACAGATTACGATGTTACCCTTACCACGACGAGTTGACTTAGCAATCTCGTTCGCTTCACGATCTAATTGAATTACTAGACCTTTGAACTTCTCTGCTGACCAACGACCGTCTGCATCAGCAGTTAGATCGAATACGCCTTTAGAAGCGATTGATGCTTGTTGTGCACCTAGAACAGCTTGAGTGTTTACTGTACGAACTACTTCACGGTTGATTTCCGCTAGGATCTCAGTCGAAAGAATGTTCGCAAGCTCTGTCTCTGCGTCAAGACCGTGGATTGCTTTCAAGTCTTGTGCAAGTTCTAGAGAGTACTCTGCCTTCAATGCGCGTGACTTAGCAACAACAGATTGCTTCTCGATTGAGAAACCCATCTCTTTGAAAGATCCGTCAACTTCACCTAGAGATTCAGCTGCAGA